CTTTTATTTTACCTCGTGAATGTTTGGTGCCATCTGCAAAGTAGAAGTCTTTCTTAGCGTCTGTAAGACCGCAATATTTAAAGTTGCAAGCACGATAAATTGTACCGTCGTGAAAATCAGAATCCGCGTAAGAAATGATTGCTGAGACGCTTGTGTCCTTGCGAAACTGTCTAATCGCTTTTGCAACGAACCAAGAAGTAATGTTGTACTCTTGTGACTGTGTATCTGGGTGGATACAGAGTCGAGAGAGTTCGAAGAGTCCTTGTTGTTCATTTCTTCCAAGACCAAATGCTCCTTGTGCTACTTCTGGAACAGGGAGACCTGTAAAGATACAGACTCCCTGAATACCACCAATATTTAGAGGTGAGAAATCATTTTTCTTGTAGAGACCGTAGTTATATCCTGATTTAAATCCTTTCGAAATATCTTTCAAATAATGAAACCGCAGAAGTAACTCTGCGGATTCGGATTTACTTACACGGTCAATGTAATAATCACTTTTCACTTGAATAGTAAGTTAACGTATGCTGCCACAACTAAAAGTGTGAGGCAGATTTGATTATACTTCACTCTTCGGCAAGACGAGCAAAGTATGCAAGGGCATCATCTTCATCATCGTCGTTAGAGGATGCAACACTGCGGGTTGGTTGAAGGGAATTCAGTTCACCACGAAGATCTTCGGTAAGTTCACGGGTAGAACCACGATAATCGTCTTCATCTTCAACTTCTTCATCGATGCGAGAAGCAGAAGCACGAGCACCCAGAACAGAATCAAGACGCTTTTTCAGAGTGTCGTAGTCCTTGAATTGATCGGGACCAACAAACTCAGAGAGAGAATACTGCTTCTTCCAGATTGCTTCCATAGCATCATCATCGTCCAGCAGTGCATCAGGACGGGCGAACTCGGAAGAATCGTAGTTGCGATAACCAGCAACATTCTTTGCTTTCAGTTTGAAGTTGGCACCCTGCCAGAAATCAAACGGATCAATCGACTCTTCATCTTCAAACTCAGGTTGCATTGCGGCAGTGAGTTTATCAAAAATCTTCTTACCGTACTTGAACAGGAAGACTTTACCTTCGTTGGCAGGATTAGCAGGATCCTTCACAACATAGATATTGGAAATATAAGTCAGTTTACGCTTCTGCTTACGTGCAGCATCTTTACCTGCGTCAGTGCCGTTGTTCCACAGCATCGAGTTATACTCAGACACAGGATCTTTTTGCCCCAGAGTAGTCAGGGAGTTCTCAATGTACCAACCACCAGGACCTTGGAATGCGTGGGAGTACAGTTTTACGAACGGCAGGTCTTCACCGTTGGGTGCAGGGAGGAAACGGATAACGGCATAACCATTGCCGCTCTTATCACATTCCAGTTTCCAGAGACGGTCATCGGAAGAACCACCGCCATTGTTATTCATTTTTTCGACTTCTTTGACCAGTTTTTGAGTCAGAGAACCCAGTTTGGACTGCTTTTTAAGGTCTGCGAAAGACATTAGGATTACCTCGGATTAGTTTGGATTTGGGAGATTTGCTTGGATAGTATAGCAAAGATTTCGTCAGGCGTCAACGTATTTGCGTAGTGCCTCAATTGTTGCATTCATACTATTGAATAGCATACTCATATCGGTTTCGGGTGGAAAACCCATCATCGCAACCGATCTGCGAAGATTCTCCTTCATTTCAACCGCTTGTGGGTCATCTGAAAGAGATAATCTAGTATACATCACTCTCTGCTTCTCTAGCAAGTTTGTGAGTATATCAATATGTTCAAGTTTATCTTCTCTGGACATCATACCGAAACTGAAGAGAGAACCATAGATTTTCTCTTGCAGGTTATTGATCTCTTTTAGTTCTTCCTGAATAATTTCAGAGTCAAAAAAGTCACTCATTTATGATTGTCCGCAGAATCTTCTTGTATTGAAATACATCAATATTTATGAAAGGGTTGTACTTTTTAAGTTTCAAACTTACGGTTTCCCACACTGGATCAGTCAACTTCTTATCAAAGTTTTCTGAGAAATGGAATATTTTGTCGAAGATTGTGAAGGTTTCTAGCGATATACTCCCGCTTAGATACTTTTTGAGTATCAGTGGGTGACCTTTGGTACAGTTGAACAAACTCTCTAACTCGTTCTCCGATAACAATTCGTTGCTTTGCTCTTTGAACAAGTAACTCAAACTCTGTTGACGCTTCATCCACTCGGCGTAAGTTCTTTCTCCAGAATTGATAATTTCTCCAATCCATAAGTTTTGTGGGTTGTCTGTTGCAGTGAAATTAGATACTAAAAAATCTACGACTTCTTTATCAGAATACTTGCGTGAAGTCTTTTCAAACCAGTACTTATCCTTTCTTTTATTAAAGGACGTTACACTGGCCCGGGTCTTCGCACCATATTTAAAGAAGTCGTATTTTGGATTTGTGAAATGATTTTTTAGTGACAAATAATGTTGATAGGTTTCAAAGGGAGTCACAATCATAAAGGCAGTTTTGCTCTCGAAGTTCTCTTCATGAAGTTGAGACGTGTTGCATCCCACTTCAATTTCTCTTTCAAAGGTTTTGAAATCAGTTTTGTAACTGAGTCTACTTCAAGTTCATTGAGTTCGCAATAGTGAACGATTGCATCAATATAGTTGAAGTTTTCTTCTGCAACAATCTTTTCGATTTCAAGGGCAAATTTTGACGGAGTTAAAAACTTATTTTCAAGCGCCTTTTCTAGTTCTTTATTTGGTTCCATAGAGTTCCAGTTTATCTCTAACAAACTTTCCAATGTATTCGGTGAGAAGTTTGATGTATTTTGATTTGTCTCGTTCTTCATAAACGACGCATTCTCCATTTTCACATGCCATGATAATTACAAGTTTTTTGACTGAAATACCAGTCAGTTCATACAGCATACAACCATATGCCATGCACTGTACGAAATAGTGGTCAATCCACTCTCTTGGTTTTGGTTTTTTTGATGTCTTGAAATCGATTATAGCTAACTCGCCGTCGTATTCAGCGATACAATCAACAGTCCCTGCTACACCCAATTGTTTGCTATACAGAGACCCTTCAAGGGTGTAAATATTATTTATACGACTTAAATTTTCTTTGGCAATCTTAAAAAGAAAATCAGAGATTGGTTGAACCTTTGGTAGACCCTCATTTTTAAGATGATGCTCTACCAGAAGGTGCATATCGGTTCCACGACTTGTTGCCGCTTTTGTGATACGATCTGCTTCCTCATTACCAACTTTCTTGCGCCAATTAACAAATATCTCCTTATTAAAATGACTGGTCACCGAAGTAATGGAGACCAGTCGGAGGAGTTCTTCTTCGTCGGGAACCTTGTAATACCTTACACCATCAATAGTCTCCCTTTCAAGAGAAGGGAGATCAATATCAACATGATTAAACATTAAATTAAAAACCAGCTTCCATTTTTGCGATGATGTATTCTTTGACAAGTCCAGAACGAACGATATCATCAACACCAAATTCAATTATATCAAATGATTGCATTTTACGCAATACGTTCATGAAATCATGAATACCATTCTTTTCATTTGCTTTCTGTAAATCTGACTGCGAAGAGTCTCCGCAGAAACAAATCTTGGTATTCTCACCAACACGAGTGATGATGGAATCTAGTTCGTGGAAGTTGAGATTCTGGAATTCATCAACAATCACGATTGCATTATCGAGAGTAGTACCACGCAAGAATGAAGTAGACCAAAACTTGATAGTTTCTTGTGATTTGAGATTACCATAGAGCATTTCAAAGTCTGCATCACTAGGCATCTGGAACATATACTTCACCATATTCTTATAAGGAATCTGGTAAATATCTGCTTTATCTTCGTGGGAACCAGGCAAGAATCCAATCTCTCTGGTTGCTACAAGCGAGCGTACAAGGTAGATACGTTCGTAAGGTGTTCTTTCATCTAATACATCACGAAGAGCGTTGTAGAGGGTAATAAAGGTCTTACCTGTACCTGCACAACCATAAGCAACAATGTGCTTATCATCATTATAAGAATCAAAAAGTCTTGTTTGATTTTCTGTTAGTGGGTCAATGTCAACCAGATATTCGGAACTGAGCGGTTTCTTCCGCTTCATCTGCTTTGCCGTGAGACCAACCCCGATAGGTTGCTCTGCAGATCCTCTTTTTCTTCTTGCCATTAGATTTTCTTTACTCTAGAACCAGGTGCTTTTGATGCTTTTGCTAGAACGTCATTCCATCCAGGATTTTTAGCGACAAGTTTATCTCGCCACTCTCCTACCTCCCCAGGTTGTGGGCAAGTTGATGGGTCCGACCAATCCCTTTGCCAATCGGGATTGTCATTTTTCCACTGATCCCACTCGTGAACACTTAGTACCACCTCTTTCTGTTCACCAGTTTCTTTATGAATAACAGGATATGTTGCCAAAATCTCACCTCTTAAATGATATGAACTTATTTAGACCCACTCCAATGCTTCTGCAACTGTGGGGAATTGCTCTGCAAAGATCTTTTTACATGCCTCTGCAATCTCCATGTGCTCCTTCTGAGTGCCATTAGCAGAACGCAAAGTGATGTAATGGATCCATGAACGGCAAGAACCTGACATGTACAAGCGAGTAGGAGTTGCCAAAGGAAGCACAAAACGAGCACACTCTTTTGCGACTCCGTTATCAAGCAAGTGCTGATACAGACTCATACCTTGAGCAAAGTAAGTTTCGATCTGCTTATTAGTCAGTTCCACAAACTCTGGATCCAAGTCATCAATAGAATTCTGACGATTCTTGGTGTCTTGACGACGAAGTTCTGGGACTGGGATCGTCTCTGCGAGTAGGGAAGAATCAGCATAACGTTGCGAAAATTCTTGATATGTAAATGAGCGGTGCCGGAGAATTTGAGCTGCCAGACCACGGGTGGTTTCGATTTCCAGAGTCATAAAACTCTGCTCAAATACAGACCAGTGATTATGCTTGATACAATAACCCAACAACTTAGCATAGTTGGGGTTTTCCTGATTGTTGGGATTGGAGACTCTGGCAACATATGCCATTGTCTGCTCCGCATCAGGTGTGACACTAATCAGTTTTACACTCATTGACCAAATCCTTTTGATGTTTTCTTTTCTAGTTCTGCAAGTTCTTCTTCCAACAGTCGCAGTTGCTGTTTCATTTCAATAATCTTTTCGGTAGTATAAAGGTGCTCCTGTTTAATCAATCTACGGAGCAACTTCATATACTTACGTGCCCTATCAGTCGGGATACCCATCGTCGTCCTCAAAAATTTCGTCATAGTCGTGAAGTCCACCCTTTACATCCTCATAGTTAAGATAACTTTGAGTGTCTGAATAGACTTCTGCTTTGAGAGAATCTATAAGTAATTCAAGGTTGCGGACGATGAGTTTAAGTTTTTCTTTGTCCATAAAAAACATCTCTCTCAATCTATTTTACATAAAAAAAGGGAGGTCGTCAAGACCTCCCAATCTTATTAATGACTCAGCATATTTCTACACACTCGTTTACAGGTTTGTTGGTCATCATCACATTCAATTAAACAATTAAAATAATCATTGACTAACTCCATTTCATCATTACATCGATCAACGTTTTTCTCAAAATGTTTCCATTCTGCAAGTTGATTGTAAGATACCAGGTTGTGCATAATAACCTCCACGCACAAGGACAATCATAATAAAGATTTGATTTTCAGATCACTTTTCTCACCTCTTTATTCTACCACTATCTATATCAATTGTTAGGGATCCTTAACAAAAATTTATGCCTACTAGTTTATACCTATAAAAAAGAGGGAGAATTAATCTCCCTCAAACTTAAACATTTTTTCAAACCACTCATCTAGATGAATAGTATAACAAGACCAATAATTACAACCTCTGTATGTTAATTGATAACAAGCAGGAGGTCTATTGTCCTTGTCCATATCATCATAATGATATGTGTAGTTTTCCATCACTTACTCAACAGCAATACTTCCAAATAAATCAAAAGAATAAATGCTGTTGAACCAAAAACGATTCCACTAATTAAAGAAATCATTTTTTTGCTCCAACATTTGCTAGTTGTGCTTGATGACGACGCTCTTCTTTTTGTTTTTGTTCTTTAATGAGTTGCAAGAAGTTAAGTTTTTTCATTTTGCCCTCTCCATGGAAAGTTTGTTTCCATTCTCATCAACATAAAACATAGCTCCACGGTAGACTTCTACATGTGGTTCAATTTTGAATGATTGATTTGGGCGATTTTCGGTATTGTAAGTAATACCACGATAAGTAACTTGTGCCATTTGGTTTTTCTCCTAAAGAAATGAGATGGTTAGTCCCGTTCCTTCAGTCGGCTTTTGCGTCTTTGAAACAACTCTTCTTTGTAACTTGTCTAACCTCCCACACAAGATCATTCTTTTGTTGGTCAGTTACAATTTCACTGGCATTTATTCTACTGATGAGAATTTGTGCCTGTAAGCAAGTTAAGAATAGTTGTTCCATAGATGAACGATCCGTTCCGAGTCGGCTTACTTGCGTCCTATTCAGTTTTTAGCAC